AATTTCTCAAGTTTGACCAAGTGCCTTTGCCCATTTACAAAGAAGTAAAAGGGAAGGATTACATTTTTTACGGGGAGCGGAACGATTACCCAAACTACCTTTTGAGGATTTACAACAACTCAGCCAAGCACAACGCAATCGTGACGGGTAAAGTCGACTACATTTGCGGGAATGGTTGGGGTGTAAAGACCGAGGACGAGATGGAGAAAGCCAAGGTCTTTGGCATGATTGACAAGGTCAACAAAGAGCAAGAATCCTTGAATGAATTGACTAATAAATTGGTCACCGATCTAACTATTTTCGGCGGTTACTATTTACAAGTAATTTGGACAAAGGCCACGGGCGAGATTGCCGAATTGTATCACGTTGACTACTACAAAGTAAGAACCAACGCAGACAATAGCGAGTTTTACGTTTCCGATAATTGGATTAAAAACGATAACGTAAACCCACGTCCCGACTTCGAGACTTACCCAGCGTTTGACCCTAACAATACCACGGGGTCGCAAATCCTTTACTTTAAAGAATATCGTGCGGGAGTTAACACATACTCTTTACCCGACTATCGTGGGGCTATTAGCTACATCGAGCTTGATATCTCAATCGGTGAGTACCACTTGAACACCATTAATAATGGTATGTTCTCAAGCAAGCTAATCAACCTCAACGGGGGCAAGGTTAGCCAAGAGGAAGAGGATAGAATTGAGAGACAATTCCAAAGCAAATTCTCAGGCTCAAAGAATGCGGGAAAATTCATGCTTGCCTTCAACGATAGCAAGGAGAACGAGCCATCAATTATCGACTTGAGCGGTACGGAATTGGACAAGCACTTTGACCTCTTGAACTTGACAGTTCAGCAAGAGATTTTTAGCGGTCACAAAATTACAAGCCCCATGCTTTTCGGCATCAAGACCGAAGGCCAATTGGGAGGGCGTAGCGAATTGAGAGAGGCATACCAACTATTTCAAAACACATACATCAACGCCAAGCAAAGAGCGCTTGAGGAGACCATCAATTACCTATATAAATTTAACGATGTCACGGCCAAGTTGGAATTGAAACCAACCGAGCCTATCTCTTTCGAATTTAGCGAGGCAATCATCTCGCAAAACATGACTCAAGACGAGATTCGTGAGAAGCTAGGTTTGGCGGCTATCGAAAAGAAAGAAACCGCTGGCTCTCAAGACATCATCAACTCCTTGAATAGCTTATCTCCTTTGATTGCGACCAAGGTAGTCGAGAGCATGGATATAAACGAGTTGAGAACCTTGATTGGATTGGCTCCAAAGGTTGAGGTAATCACTCCCGAGGTAGCGCAAGAGCAAGAAATTATTACCTCTTTAGCCTTGAGCGACCAAATGCACTTGACTTGTTCCCACACGAAAAAGGACGAGGAAATCCTTGCCCTATTTGAAGGCAAAGGTTTCAGCCGTGACCGCTTCAAGGTAATCCAAAACGACCGCATGGTTTTCTCTTCCTCAATGGATGAGTTCGTAAAACAAGAACTCTTTGCCGAGTACCAATTGAATGAGGTGCAAAGAAAGATTTTGAAAGAAATACAAAGCAATCCAAAGGTTACTATTCCACAAATCGCAGAGGCCACGGGAATCGATGAGGCTTCGGTTATTGGAAGGATTAACACCTTGATAGATGATAACGTCTTGACCGAGGACATAAGCCGTGTGGGCTTGGTTACTCGCAAGATTACAAGAACGGGCGAGGCGGCCATTAAGAGGCTCACTCCCGTGACTTCCTTCCGAGTGTTATACTCTTATGAGGAAAGACCGAACGTGCCCGCAGCGGCAAGCGGAAGCCGTCCTTTGTGCGACCGATTGTACCAAGACGGGAACTCGCTTTTATTTACCCGTGAAGAAATCCAAAATATTTCCAATCAATTAGGCTACTCCGTTTTCCAATTATGCGGAGGGTGGTACACCAACCCGAACACGGGAGTGCGGACACCTTTTTGCCGACATGAGTGGAGAAGAAATGTAGTAGTAGAAAAGACAAGCCGATGAGCGCAAACGTATTGATGATAAGTGAGCAGTCCTTCAAGGACTTCACAGTTGCAAGTGCAAATATTGACCTTAAAAACGTCACTCAAGTCATTAAGATGACGCAAGATAGGTACATCCACCCCATCGTGGGAACGGCCTTGTATGACAAGATTCTTGACCTCATCGTGGCGGGTACCATTGGACAAGCGGGCAATGCGGTTTATAAGACTTTGCTCGATGACTACCTAACGGATACGCTCTTCAATTACGTCTTGGGAGAGTTGCCAATGGCGATGCAATACAAGTTCGTCAACAAGGGCGTGGTTAAGCGCAAGAGCGAGAACATAACCGAGCCAACCTTTGCCGAGTTGCAAAGCGTGAGCCAATATTATAAGGGTTATGCGGAGTGGTATGCCGAAAGGTCTATCAATTACCTATGCGCAAACTCCACTCTTTACCCCGAGTACTTGAACCCAGGAAGTGATGTGACTACGATCCAACCCGTGAGCAATCAATATAAGGTTGCTATCAACTTGGGTCGTGGTGATTATGAGGATTACCGCCCGTACTCGGAGAGATACCAAGGCAACCGATACAAGAAACCATTCTAAAAACATGGCTTACTCGAAAAACGAAAAGAAGCTCAAGCAGTACCTAAGCAAGCAAGATGACACTCTCAAATCTAATCGAAAAACTCAAGGCAATCCAAGAAGACCATCCGATGATTCGGACGTTCGGAGAGGGTGATATCTACGATTACACGGATAACGGGGGCGAGATAGTTTACCCCGTATTTTGGACAGTTGTACGGCCTTCGCAATACTCAAACATGACGATGCGCTACCGCCTCGTTCTTTTGTTTGCCGACTTGCTAACCGAGGATAAGAGCAACCGCTTGCAAGTTCAAAGCGATCAATTGCTTGTGGCCTTGGATGTCTTGGCGAAATTAAAATTGGATAACGATTATAACTTTAACACTCAGCCGCAAGCCTCGGTCGAATTCTTTCAAGAGCGATTCGATGACTTCACCGCTGGCGTTAGTATTGAAATAGAGATTACAAGCCCGATGCCTCTCAACCTTTGTCAAGTTCCAACTACCTAAAAAAATGAATATTTTGAAAAGCGATGAGTTAGGAGTACCCTCGACCTTTTTGGCGATGTTTGCCAACGTCACGGCTATGGCTGGACTCCAATTTATAAACGTGGTTTTCACATCCGTGATTTCTATCCTTTCAATCATCTATTTGGGTTATAAGTTAAAGCACGAAATCAAAAGAAATCAAGAGAATGGCAAAGGCTAAAGTAAGTGCGGCACAAGTAAAGACGTCCTTCGGAAAGAAGAGAACGGGTAAGGCAAAGAATACCAACACCCCAAAGGGTAGCAAAGTCAAACAATACAGAGGGCAAGGAAGATGAAAAAAAGAGCTATCAAATTTATCGCAATACATTGCACCGCAAGCCAACCAAATGCCACACCCGAGGCGATACTTCGTTATTGGAGAAATCACCTTGGATGGAAAAACCCAGGATATCATTTGCTAATCGATGCAAAAGGTGTAGTACACCGATTACTTCCTTTTGACCAAGTTTCCAATGGCGTGCGGGGCTTCAATAATCACACGATTAACATCTCTTATATTGGTGGCATAACTAAAGAAGGGAGGCCGATTGACAACCGAACCGCTGCGCAAAAAAAAGCCCTTTTGGAGTGCATAAATGAGGCGATTGAATGGAGCGAAAACAAGAACCTAATCATTCAAGGTCACCGAGATTTCCCGAATCAAAACAAGGCTTGCCCGTGTTTCGATGCAAAGGCGGAGTACAAGCATTTAACATGAAGGTAACTAATAACGTGAGGCAATGGAAAACCACCACGCTCGGCTTGGTGCTAATCGTTGCCTCTATTGTTTCCGTTTTTGTGAAGAGCGTTTCTTGGTCGGATGCCGTCTTTGGTATTGGGGCGGGTCTCGTGCTTGTGTTTTCACCCGATACGATTCTCACCAAGTTTGACAAGTTCGTCAAATAAAAACCAAACCAAATGGAATTGACCAAAGTATCCCGAAACCTCCACACCTTGGAACTAAGTAGGGATGATAGTAAACTTGCCATCCTATCGGATCTCCATTGGGACAACCCCAAATGCGACCGAGTAATGCTCAAGAGGCACCTCGATTATTGCTTGGATAATCTAATCCCCGTGATGATTGTGGGTGACTTGTTCTGTTTGATGCAAGGCAAAGGAGACCGAAGAGGAAACAAGAGCGATATTTTGCCCGAGCATAACAATGCAAGGTATTTGGATAGCGTGGTTGAGACGGCGGTTGAATGGTTCAGCCCCTACGCCCACATCATAACTGTCATAGGTTACGGAAATCACGAGACCGCAATAATTAAGCATCAAGAGACCGATTTACTTCAAAGGTTTGTCGACCTCATGAACTATAAAAACAAAGCGAATATTTTCACGGGTGGTTATGGTGGTTGGATGGTTATCCGCAAGGAGATTAAATCAAATACAAGCATCACCAAAATGCTCAAATATTTTCACGGAAGCGGTGGCGGTGGAATAGTGACCAAGGGTGCCATCAACTTGACCCGTGCCTTGGAGACATACGAGAACATGGATATTTTTGTCATGGGGCATATCCACGAGAACGCAAGCCGAAACGATGTACGGGATGCGGTGCAATACAACCCAGGAAAGCGGAGCTACGAATTAATCCAAAAGCAAATTCACCTTGCAATTACGGGAACCTATAAGGAAGAATACGTTGACGGCTTCGGTGGTTGGCACGTTGAGAGAGGCGCACCCATTAAACCTTTGGGCGGTCGCATCTTAACCTTGACGGGTCGAGTGCAATACAAAGCAGGGAGCGAGAATTATGACGTACTAATTGACTCACATAAATTCCCACTATGAAAGCAACAATCACATTTAACTTGCCCGAGGAAGAACACGAATATAGGAACGCCGTGGAGGGGGCAAAGATGCGCTCTATCCTTTGGGATATTGACCAATGGTTGAGAGCTAAGATGAAATACGAAGAACTCTCAGACGGCGAGTATGATGCTTACAAAGCAACCCGAGACGAGTTGCGGAGATTATTGATTGAGGAAAACGTTGACCTTGAAAAGTAAGTATCGACAAAATGGCGACACTTGAAAAAATCAAAGCGATAATAAAACAAATATGCCTTGGCTTTTCCACGGCTAATAAAAACCGAACCTTTGGCAAGTTATGAAAGACCTACTCGATGACGAGCGAATCCGCATATCAATCATCTCTTTTTTGGTTGGGGTCTTTTTAGCTTTTGTAATATACCCAAAGCCCGAGGCGGAAACCTTTTATAAGTTCACAACCAAGACCGAAACGGACACGATCTATGTGGCCTCAATTGATACTATCTTTGTGCCAAAGACCAAGATAAAAACTCAAGTTTTGCGGGATACAATCCTCTTGAATTATCGGCCTCAAATTAGAGCCTTTGAGACGTCCTTCCCTTCGAAGTATGGTAATACTAAGGTTAGCGGAGAAGTCCTCGGAGAAGTGCTAAAAATGACCTCTATTAACGATTATAGTATACCCGTGGTAAACACCACAACAACTGAGACAAAAACGGAGACAATTGTCCAAAAGCCAAAGGGCATTTATTTGGGCGTTGGGGTCTCTTCCCTATTACAACCGAGCGCAAAACTTTCGTACCTTGATAATAAGTATTTGTTTTCGTATCAATTCGAACCATTGCTTGGGGTGCATCAAATAAGCGTAGGTAAAAAACTATTCTAGTATGTGGATTGAAATCGAAGTAATGCTCAACGGGTCGACAATGGATTGGGATGCCTTGGGCTTGGAGGTAAAGCACGAGTTTGTGAGACGTATGGTTCGGGTCAAGGATGTTGCATACGTTCAAGAGTTAATTAACGATATCCAGCTAATCTTTTTTTACGATAATTCCTCATGCCTAATTCGTGGCACTTATGCCGAGATTCGGGACGAGCTAATCCACCTCACGCAAGACGAAGACTTTGATTGATTAACTCATAAGGTTAAATCCTTTTTACATTTTTATACTCAAAGGTAAAAAAGCGTTTATTTTACCCTCGTTATTCGGCTACATTCCGAGAAGGTGCTTTACTTTTTACAAGTCAAATTTGAGGTCTTGAAAGTTCCACTTGCCATCCTCTCCCCTTTCCATCTTTTCTACTTTGCTCCATTTGTGGGAGCCATCCAATTCATCGTATTTGCTTTGCTCATTTGAATGAATTTTTAAAAGGACAAGGTACCCTATTAAATCATTGATAACGTCCTCGTCATCCTTCTCAAGGCTTCCGTTTTTTATCCGCTTCAACTTGTCATCTATGCGAACCTTGATACCTTCCTCGGGGGATAGCTTGGAGAATACTCCCAAAGGTTCTATGGCGGAATTGCCATACTTAAGATTTTTTGCGATGAGCATTTCTTGAATTTCTTGGAGGACTTCGCCCACTTGTTGGTCAAATTTCATGGCTTTTTTTTCTCAAGATAAAAGCAAAATCCACGGGACTAAAAAATTAATTTACGTTTTGTGTGAAAATATTTTTAGAAATAGAGTTGTTTTTAATTTATTTGTTTAATTTTACATCAGCAATCAATCAGCAACTAACCAAAAGCACCATGACACTTCACTCAATCAACGGCGGAACAGAACTTTTCAACCCTTCAGTATCCGAGACAACTTACAGATCAGTAAGAATTCAAGTAAAGAGCAAGGTTTACCAAATCACAATCAGCGAAGGCCGTTACAATAACTACTTCGTGAGGCTAGAAAACGGGAACTTGTCAGGCGGTAGATACTTTGCAAACTTGAACGAAGTGATTGACAATTACAAATCAATCGAAATGAAAGCAGCCTTAATGCAAATCAAATAATCAAACGCCCCCTCGGGGGCTTTACCTTAAACCCTTAATTAAATGCACGAAACAGAAAATTACTACGACCAAGAAATCGATTTTACCTACGAAGGCAAGGATTACATTTGGTGCGGTGATTATACCATCGAAACCTACGGAGAGGACGAGAGCGAGTATGCCCCAGCCTATGGGGAGGTCGAGGTAAAGATTGACCACACATCGAGCCTCGCTTCTTATGAGGACGGCATGGATATGACCCCAACCGATTCAATGATTGAAGCAATAAAAGAAGAAATTTTAAACAACCTTTAACCAAAACCAAATGAAAACACATTTTAAAAAGCTAAAAAACACGGATTATCTAGGAAGCTGGGATTTGATAGACTCAGCTGGTCAAACCAAAAACATTGTCGCAACCATCAAAGAGATAAACAAACAAATGGTTCACGATGGTAAGGGAGGGCAAAGCGAATGCATTGTTTTGTTTTTTCACGAATACAAGCCAATGATTATGAACGCTACAAATTTAAAGGTAACGGCAAAGACAATGAACTCGAATTATATTGAGGATTGGATTGGTAAGAAAATAGAAATCTCAACCGAAAAGGTCAAGGCATTTGGAGAAATTCACGATGCTTTGAGGATTGTTAAAAACTCACTCGACCTAACCCCTCAACATCCTAAATGGGCGGGAGCCAAGGAAGCGATAAAAGCCAATAAGGTTACGATTGAACAAATAAAAAAGCAGTTTACCATTTCACCTGAAAACGAAAAATTACTATGCAACTAAATCAATTTAAAATCAGATGCTCGGCTATTGGTCAAATTATGACCGAGCCAAGATCAAAGAGCGAGACACTTTCGCAAACGTGTATCGCTTACCTCGAGCAATGGGTGAAGGAGCAATTGTACAATACTAAAAAGCAAATCAATTCCAAGTATTTAACCAAGGGAAACGAGGTCGAGATTGAGGCCATTGAGTATTATGCCGAGGTAAAAAATTTAGGATTTGTGCTTAAAAATCAAGAGCATTTTGAAAATGATTTTATGACAGGAACTCCCGATTTAATTACGCAATTCACAGTATACGATTTTAAATCGTCTTGGGATTGTTTCACTTTTCCCTTATTTGAAACCAAGGTTGATAAAAATTATGAGGCTCAGTTGCAAGGTTACATGAACCTAACAGGATTTAAAAATGCAAAGCTAGTGTACACGCTTCAAAATACTCCCGAACAATTGCAATGGGATGAGCCGATTGATTATAGTATTTACCCAGATTATTTACGAATCAAAGAATTTGACATTGCATACGATGAAGAATTTATTGAGCGAGTGAATAAGCGAGTTATTGAGTGCCGTAATTATATCGAAACAAACCTTCAGATAAAATGAAAACTTACACCTATTGCGGGAAGATAATCAAGACCCCAGCAGACCTCGAGCCAAAGGGCGTGCGGTCAACTTACAACAAGGAGCAATTACCATTCACCGAAACCTTCCAAAGATTATGGCAAATAATAAATACACTCAGATAGTCGACCAGGTGCGGGAGATGTACATCCAAGGCTTGAGCAAACGCAAGATAAGCGCACAACTTGACATCGACCAAGCGCAAATAGGTTACATCTTATACGTCCAATTAAGAATCCATGAGGAGTACCCGAGAAAGAGTACGGGCAAGCACCTACTCGAGGGGCTTCCAAAGGAGAAAATCAACAAGATTATAACACTAACAAACTTCGGATACAACCCTCTGGAGATTGCCAACGATCAAGAGATGCAAGCAAGGGACGTTTTCAAAATAGTAAGCGAGGCGAAGAAAAAAAAATTAATAAAAAAAGTTTGTTAATTGTTGGAATCTAAGAAATAACTCATATCTTTGAATCAGTTATTCATCTAAACCCTAAAGCAATGACAAATCTTAACCTAGTTCAAGCACTTAGAAACGAAACCGAAACAATGAAAATAGAATACTTGAATAACATTTCAGTATGGGCGGTTCAGGAATTTGAGAAAGCCATCAAAATAAATGAGGATTATTTGAAGCAAAAAAAATACTACATCAATTCAGGTCTAAATGAATTATTTGGTGGAGTAAAAGAAGAGCCAACTAAAGAATTTTATCAGTCTAGAGATTTTCTTTTGAACAAAGGATTTTCAATGATTAAAATAGGTCTTAAAAAATATGTAGAAAAGGAAGTAAAAAAAGCCCAAGAACACTACGAAAATTCAATCTTGAAACTATCCTCAAAAATTCAATCAAAAGGCTTGAACCTTGATAAACTAGAAGTAAAAAGCGGAAGGGTTGATATAAATTTTGAAACTACCCTAACAGATGGAGAAAAAGTAGTGAGAGCCTTCACAATAATAGCAGAAGGAGAAATTCAAAAACCACACTACAGATACCTTATCAAATAAAAACAAGCCCCCTTCGGGGGGCTTCACTTACTTAACTAAAAATTTTATGAAACTTATCAAAGACATCCTTTACTTTATCGTAGGCTTTGCGCCTCTATTTATCTTTTGCTACATGGTAGGCAAGCACATCACAAACTAAAAACCAAAAACAATGGAACCAATCAAAATTCAAATCAACACGCTGGTAGTCGATGAGATGATTATCCCGCCTTTCTTCACCATCAAAGGGAGCTTTCAGTATTTCAAAATACTGAGCGAAAGAAGCTACATCAAAGTAACAAATTACGAGGTCGACACGGAAAGCATGGAGAACTTGGAGGTTTACCCGAATATCAGAGTAGACCAAGTGAGGTACCTTGAAATCTTTGTCAAGGGAAAGGAGTTGGTTGAGATGACCGAGGAGGAGTTTAAGAAGGAGTATAAAAAATGTGTTACCACAATCGCAAAATTATGAGACTAGATTCGCAAAACGCACTCATCAAAGGATGGCTTATGAACGGCCGCTCTTTGACCACCTTGGAAGCTTTAAATATGTTCGGATGCTTCCGCCTTGCCGCAAGGATTGCAGACCTAAAAGAAAAAGGAATGGACATCCAAACGGACATCGTAGAGATTAATGACAAGAGGGTTGCACGTTATTCAATAAAGAGATGACCGAGCAAGAGATTGTAAAGACATTAACCAAGGAGCAAATCGTGAGGGAACTCCAGCACCGCTCAACTCAAAAGTACTTGACGTACTTGGCACTTCAAGAAATCATGCTCGACAATTACGAGGACTGTACCTTCTTAAAAGATTACGATTATTACATTACCACCAAGCATAAGAACCTCTTGGTTGATCTAAAGCGAAACGCAACAAAGGCTTTCCGTTTTCTTGAGGGGTACGATGAGGGACAAAAGACAATCCGCCAATTCCACCACTTTGTCAAGATATTCGAAGGACTACACGAGTCAATTGATAAGGGTGGCAAGACGTTCCACGATTGCCTTGAGGCTATTGATACCATACTCCAAAGAGATGCCACGGCGCAAGATTGACGAGGCTATGGAGGAGCGAATCTTTTCCCTATGGCAAGACCGCCTTTCAGTCAAGGCCATTGCGATAAATGTGGGTCTTTCTTATACCGCAGTTTATCAAGAATTAAAAAGAAGGTATTTAGTAGGTTAATTGAAAAAATAGTTTATCTTTGAATATTAAATCATTTTTGAGGTAGGAGCCAAAAATGATTTCATAAAGGTTTACTAAACCTAGCCCGACAGACTCCTACCTGTTGGGCTTTTTTATTTACTACCATGAAAGGAAAAAAATCCTTTGTACTTTACACAGACCAGCGAGAGGTATTTGATGAACTCGATGACGTCACGGCTGGCAAACTTATCAAGCACATCTTTGCATACGTCAATGATGAAAACCCAAGCACGGAAGACTTGCTTTTGAAGGTTGCTTTTTTACCAATCAAGACTCAATTGAAAAGAGACTTGGTATTGTGGGATGAAAAGAAGCAGCAGAGGGCAGAGGCTGGAAGGAAGGGAGGTCTAGCAAAAGCTAGCAATGCTAGCGAAGTCCTAGCAAAACCTAGCACCGCTACAAATTTTGTAGCAAACCTAGCTGTAAATGATAATGTTAATGTAAATGTAAATGATATATATACAGAGACAGAAAAAACCTTGGAGGTAAATGAGGAAAGCCATAACCAAATATTCAGAGAATTATGGAAAAGCAATATTTGGCTTGAAGGAATAGCACTAAATAATAAAGTAAGTATTGAGCAAGTTAGAAATCACTTGAATGATTTTAGACAAGAGTTAATCCTAATAGGAACCTTGAAGGTAAATGAGAAAGATGCAAAGCAACACTTTGTTAGATGGATAAAAAGAGGTAACCCGATACCCGAGAAAAAAGCGGGAGAGACCACATACGCAAAAAGTACACTTCAAGACAATTGGTGGTAATGGAAAAGCAAAAGCAAACAATCAAAGACTTGAATGATCTAAACCGAGATTTGTGGGGAATGCTAGTCTTGGCGGTACAAACTAAAAATTGGGCATTGATTGAACAGAACCTTAAGCGCATGAATGCCTTGCAAAAGAAATATATCAATATAATAAATTTGCAAGATTATGAGATAAAAGGTATTACCTTGGCATTGCAAGAAGAGGTAAGGGTGAGAAATCAATTTGAGAAGCAATGGTTTAAAGACCTTGCGAAAAGACAAGGGAATTACCAAGAACTAAAGGATAGCATTGATAAATTGTTCGGAGAATGAAAAAGAAAAGCGATAAGGTATTTGACCTCGATTTTTGCGAGGCTAGTATCAAGACATTTGCGGGACAAAGAAACTCCATGCTTGCCAACTTTAGAAAAGGCAAGGAGGCTGGGAGCAAGACATACGTCCGAGATATCGACCACATTATAAGCGGAGGTATACAAAATAAGATGTGGTCTTGGAAGGCGGGAGAGTTTAACCTTTGGACTGGATACAATAACGAGGGCAAGTCTCAGTTCCTAATTTTCTTATGTGTCTTGAAGGCAATAAATGAGGGGTGGAAGTTTGCCTTTTTCTCCCCCGAGAACTACCCGCCCGATGAGTTTTTTGATGACATCATTCACACGATCCTTGGAAAAAGTACCGACAGGGCGTACAAGAATTTTGACGTCAATGAGGAGGAATACTTGAGAGCATTTGACATGGTTAAGGATAACTTCTTTTTCGTGTACCCCGAAACGGATAAGATGCCCGATTTTAGGATTGAGCAAATCGAAAGCGTCTTTGAGTACTTGGTTTGGGAGAAGGATGTGAAGGCGGTAATCGTAGACCCCTACATCAAGATTCGCCACGAGATGAGTGCGGGAGAGCCCGAGCATTTGTACGCTTCCCGCTTCATGATGGACAGGATAAATTTTACCCGCAAGAATAACGTCTCTTATCACTTGGTAATGCACCAAACCACACCGAGGAAAGAGAAGGATGGAAACTATCCACCCCCAAGCCTATATCAAATCAAAGGGGGTGGCACGTTTGCGGATAGTACGGATAATACAATCAGCGTATGGAGGCCGAATAGGGCTACCGATCCAAACGATACCACAGTAATCATCAAGACCGACAAGATTAAAAAGCAGAAGTTGGTCGGGATACCCTTTGAAATTACCATCGACTTCAACCGCAAAAGGAATAGGTACATCGGCAAGGATGGTTTCGATTATTTCGAGAATGCGGTGATTGGTAAGGTACCCGAGACAAGGGTTGAAAAGTTTACCACCTCGGGCATTGATGACTTCATTTTCCCCGATCAAGAAGAAATAAAAAACGCACCATTTTAAGAAACTAAAATGACATCGATAAAAGAAAAATATCAAGTCAAATCAATTGATTCTTTTTTGTGTAGTGAATGGCTTTTGAAAAAACACTACTTAAAAAGGAAAACCTCTTTTTCTTATTCTTTTGGACTTTTTGAAAATGGTATTTTAGTTGGGGTTTTAACCTTTGGAAATGCAATACCTTTGAATATGAAAAAATCCTTATTTGGGAATAATTACATGGACTTAGTTTATGAACTTAACAGGCTTTGCACAAATGATAATTTGGATAAAAATGCCAATTCCTTTTTTATATCTCAATCATTTAATCTTTTACCAAAACCTTTGATCATTGTTTCATACGCTGATAAATCAGTAGGGCATACTGGATACATTTATCAAGCTTGCAATTTTATTTATACAGGCGAAAGTCATACTCAAATGGATTGGAAGTTAAAAGGATTTGAGCATTTACATTCTAGGACTTTGATGGATGAGTTCGCATTTCAGCCTGACAGAGTCAATAAATTAAAGGAAAAATATGGAGATCAACTTTATCAAGTCAAAAGAGAGGCAAAGCATCGATACGTTTATGTTTTATCAAATTCAAAAACAAAAATCAAGATTATGAGCGAAAAGTTATTTGAAATAAAGCCGTATCCAAAAGGTGAAAATAAACGATACGATGCAAGCTATAAACCATCAATTCAAACTCAACTATTTTAACCATGAAAAAAGCAGACCTCTTTTCACTATCCTCCACCTTGCTTGCCATCTTTGGCTTGATGCAATTGGATATTTCAAACCTATTCCTTTTTATGGTCTTGGTGGGCTTGTATACGCTCGGCATGGACTTCGTGTATAAGCATTGCAAATGATTTTGATAATCCAATAAAAACAATTAACTTTAGGAATGGCAAATTTATGGGATGAAAAAGACATTGAATTTCTAAAAATCAATTACCCTCAAAAAGGTAAATTGTTTTGTGTAAAAGCCTTAAATAAAAGGGAGGCTCAAGTAAGGAGTATGGCTGCAAAATTAAATTTAAGAATTAATCAAAATTCTGAATTTTTTAAGGAGTTTCAAAAAAGAGCAGCAAGTTCCAAGGTTGGTAAAAAAAGACCTGATCATTCTGAATTAATGAAAAGACTAACAAAGGAAGGTCGATTCGATATAATTACAGGAGAACGAACAGAGGAGCAAAGAAAAAATATATCAGAAAAAGCAAGAAAAAGAATTGCGGAAAAGGGACATCCTAGAGGTATGCTTGGTAAAACTCACACTCAGGACATTAAAGATAAACTTTCTGAAAGAACAAAAAGAATGTGGGCTAACCCTAATTCGAAAGTTAATTCTTTAGAAAATAAAGAAAAGAGATCAAAATTACAATCTGAAGCAATGATAAAAAGACTTAAAGAAAATCCGCAGAATCAATATAGCAGGGTAAAAAAAGGCAAAATTACTATTGCTGACAAAACCTTTTTTGCAAGATCAAGGTGGGAGGCAAATGTGGCTGCCTACCTTCAGTACTTAAAAGATAACGAGTTGATTAGTGATTGGCATCACGAGGCAGAAGAATATAGGTTTGAGCAAATAAAAAGAGGTGTTATGAGTTATTTACCTGATTTCAAAGTCACGCGAACAAATGGCACATTTTACCTAATTGAAGTAAAAGGCTACATGGATGACAAATCAAAAACCAAACTTAACAGAATGAAAAAGTATTTCCCAGAGGTTTTGATTGATTTGATTGAGGCAAAGAGATACAAAGAACTTCAAAACCAGTCCTATCTTTTTAAATGGTGGGGGATGTTGGATTAAAATATTTTCTCACAAATGCACCTTTTTACATTTGATTAAAATATAAAAATTACATTTGAAGAAATAACAAAACAATGGCAGAACTTGAAGGATTAATGATTAAGAAGAAGCGCAAGCAGAGGGGGTATACCCAGCAGCAGCTTTGCGAAAAGATAGGCTTGAGCCATGCACCCGTTCACCAATTGGAAAACGGAAAGGAAAGCATAAGCCTCGCTAACTTGCGAACCATTTGCCATGAGTTAGGATTAGAGGTAATCATCAAAGAGAAGGATGCCTAAGGGATTGCCCATATCAAAGCCCGACTACTCTCTTGAGATTCGCTACCGCATGAACAATGGTGAGTGGAGTGGATGGTCGGCAAAGGGTCACGGCACTTTCCAAGGTATCGAGATAGTGCAGAAACAAATAAGGATGTTGGCAAGCCCCTACCAATACCGAGAGAAGGAAATCCGTTTTATCTTATTCGGCTCCTTTTGCGACTTTAACGGGAACCCAACGGGCAAGGTGATAACATTGAAATGAGGTCGATTGCATGGCTATATGACACCGAGTTTGAGTATGTCTTTAAGAACATAGGAAAGGACTTGTGGGAAGACTTGAGGCAAGAGGTGGCTTATATAGTACTCCAATACGATAGCAAAAAGATTGGCGAACTAGAGGATAAGGGTAAGCAAGTTTTCAAGTTTTGGATTGTGAGGATTTGTTGCAATCAAACCAACTCAAAATACGGCAAGTTTGGGCGGATGTACGCAAGCCTTTTACCCGTGGAGGATATCATGAAGTTCGTCAAAGAGGAGGAGCCGATTGATAATAGCCAAGCGGTAGCAGATGGGATTACCAAGATAGTCGAAGGGCTTTATTGGTACGATCAAGAGATACTCAAGATGTATGTGGAACTCGGAAGCGTTCGCAAGGTGAGCAAGCAAACGGGCATCCCGCATACGTCTATTTTCATAACCATAAAAAAGATTCGCTCATGTATCAAATCGCAGTTGGTGTATTAGGGTCGATAGGTTTGACCTTGATATACTTTTACATTCTCAATGTACCACGCCATTACAAGGTGACCACGGGGCGCAATATGGGCAAGCCTTTCTCTTGCTCCTTTTGTATGTCCTTTTGGATTTGCCTATCGTACCTCTTGTGGAATACAACTATTCTCGAGGCAATATTTATAGGTAGCACAACCCCATTCATTTACCTCCTCGTGGAGGATTACATCACTAATAAATTTCAGCTATGACACCCGAAGATCACGAACTATTCAAGAAGCATATGCCTCTTTACGAGAGTTACAAGAAGCACGCTTTTATCCGCAACTACTCAAAGGAAGTATATAACGAGATGCTTCACCTTTACACTACCTACGTTAACGCAAAGCATAACTTCTCGCATTGGTGTAGCTCTTGCCGTATGGAGTTAGTTAATTACTTGTATGGGTGGTACACGAATGAGGAGCAGACTACATGGTACCGCAAGCAAGAGGAGGAAGCGGCTGCACTTTTGGCAGCACAAGCGGAAGCGGTAGCGGAGCCAGCACCGAAGACCACCACGAGAAAGAGAAAACCAAAAACCAAATAAATAAAAACACATGGAACCAAAACCAAAAGTAAGGCTCGGAAGTGGCAAGAAGAGGAGCGCATCTTGGATGACCTCAGCGATTTGCCTAACCGATGCCGAAGCGCACGCTTACGAGTACAACGGCAAGAAGTACGTTAATCTCAATATCAATATCTTTGACACCCCGAACCAATACGGCAAGGATGTTTCAATCACTTTGAACGAATACGAGAAGGATGCTTCGGTACCCAAGGCCAACGCTTTCGAAACCGCACCCGTTGATAATTTACCATTTTAAAAAACCACCAACCATGTCAAACTTCCAACTAAATTTCAACTCATCCAAGAAGGTAGTTACAATCGAGCTAACCGAAGAGGATGCCATCTTTGACCTTGCGATTCTATTCAAAAGATTGCTTGACGATGCGGGCATTCCGAACACTATCAGCGAGCAAGTAATTGAAGAGCCAAAGGCTGAGGAAACGGCCTAATCTTTGAGGCAAAGAATCCGTATAACTAGGGTCTCCTGGTTGTACGGATTAACCAAAATTATACAATATGAAAAAGCCCGACCGATATATAATCAAGGAAGCCATTGTGAAGGCATTTGGCAACCTCTCAACGGCTGCAAAGTCATTGCAGGTGGAAAGGGCTACCCTTTACGCTTGGATTGAAGCAGAGGGCTTAGATGAGGCCGTAATGGAAGGGCGCAATCGGAGGCTTGACTTTGCCGAATCGATGCTTGATAAGGGCATGAAAGATGGCAATATGACCGCAATTATTTTTTACCTAAAGACCCAAGGCAAAAGCCGAGGATATATCGAACGCCAAGAGGTGACGGGAGCCGATGGCAAGAAGCTTTTCGAGGTGACCATTGTCGATGGGGACAAATAGCATTAAAACAAACAAGGTATTCAAACACCTTGAAACCTCCACGGCCAAGATAGTAGTGCAGCAAGGAGGCACCCGCTCGGGCAAAACCTACAATATCCTGCTTTGGATTATCTTCGCCTATTGCCAAAGGAATGAGGGCAAGATTATAACCATTTGTCGCAAGTCCTTCCCCGCTTTGAGGGGTACTGTGATGCGAGACTTTTTTACCATCCTCAAAGACCACGATATTTACTCGGAAGAGTTCCACTCCAAGACGGCACACGAATACAGGCTAAACCAAAATACTATTGAGTTCATCTCTTTGGACATGGCTCAGAAAATTCGTGGTCGCAAGAGGGATTTACTCTTTGCCAACGAGGCCAACGAATTGACCCAAGAGGATTGGACTCAATTGCTATTCCGTACAAATGAAAAGGTGATACTTGACTACAATCCAAGTGAGGAGTTTCATTGGATTTATGACCAAGTGCTAAACCGCTCGGACGTTGACTTTTTCCAAACCACCTACAAAGATAACCCATTCTTAGGCGATGTAATCAAGGAAGAGATTGAAAGGTTGAAGCAAGTCGATGAGAACTATTGGAGGGTCTACGGCTTAGGTGAAAGGGGGCAATCGAGGTCTTTGGTTTATCAATTCCAAACGTGCAAGGAAATACCCAAGGAGGCGAAGCTAATAAGCTACGGCCTTGACTTTGGATACTCCTCAGACCCAACCTCTTTGGTGCGGACGTATCTACTTGATGACAATATGTATGTCGATGAGTTGCTTTACCGCACGGGCATGACCAATCAAGACATCGCAAACGAGATGAAGGCCTTGGGGCTTGATAGGAGTAACGAGGTATTTGCCGATAGTGCCGAACCCAAGTCAATCGAGGAGATTTACCGCATGGGGTGGAACATAAAGCCAACTATCAAAGGATCGATTAACATCGGTATCGACATCATCCGAAGGTATAAGCTACACGCAACGGAGTCGAGTTTCAACCTCATTAAAGAGCTGAGAAATTACAAGTACATCGAGGATAAAAATGGTTTGCTAACTAACCGCCCCGTGGATAATTTTAATCATGCGCTGGACGCACTTAGGTACTCGGTAGTTAACAAGATTTCCAAGAGCCATTTGGGTCGCTATTCCTTCCGATAAAATACACAAACCAAACAAAATATATTTAGAGCTATGTGGGACAAACTATCAGTCGGTCAGTTTATAACCTTGTACGATATCGAGGTAAACGCTAACCTTAACATTATCGAGAAGCAACAAAAGATGCTTGCGGTAGTGGAGGGGAAAGACGAGAGCGAGTACGATGATTATAAGTACCGAGACCTCATGCACGAGTATGGGGAAAAGCTTTCTTTCTTTGATAACTTACCCGAGACAAAGCCCGTGGATTTCTTGCAAGTTGGGGCGAACCGATACAAGTTTTGTCACGAGATTAGCGAGATCACGGCGGGTCAATATATCGATATACTTGCCTTTAGCGGGGAGATAATGCAATTGAACAAGATTGCCGCTTGCTTCTTTCTACCGATGGAGGGTGACAAATACAAGGGCTACGGGGTGGTGCCTCATGACGTGGTTGCGGATGATTTGCTAAATGCAAAATTCCTTGATGTCTATGGGTGTATGCTTTTTTTTTGTCAACTATTCAACGAATTAATCAGCGATACAATAACCTCCTCCGTGGAGAACAAGGCTCTGGCGGAGAAAGCTCTCCGTTTATGGAACGTTGGGGGTGGGTATTTAGCACAAAACAAGTCGCAGATTTCAACAATATAAACGTCAACGAGGCGTATGATTTACGGGTGATTGAGTACTTAAACACCCTAGCTTATTTGAAGGATTACAACAAGCATAAGGATAACGAATATAAAAAATGGCAGTTGCAACAGAAGCTCAAGTAGCAAACTTGGTAATCGGGGGACGTAAACTCAAGGGAAGCGAATTTGTCGCAGCCGTTGAGGGTGCCTTGGTTAAAAACGTGACGGATGCCATGGAAAAGTTAGGCATTCAAATCGTTGACAATCTTGCCAAGTATTCGCCCGCTGATAGTGGGAGGCTTGCTTCTTCCTTCTCGGTTATTGGGGTGAAGGAAACTAAGACGGGGTACCGATTAGAGATTGCCGTGGGTGCTGATTATTCCGATTTTCAAGACAAAGGAGTAAGGGGGGTACAACACAACATTAAAAATAAAAAGACCTACCCAAACAAAGACGGAAAGCACTACCAATTTGAAACGTACTTTATGCCCGCCAAAGCCTTGATGGAATTAGAGGGTTGGATGAAACGCAAGAACATGGAGATAGAAGCCACCAACCTAATCGAGGGGCGTTCAATGCTTCCGCAAATATCAAGCTCGGCAAAACGCATGGCTTACTATATTAAAAAGTACGGAATCGAGGGCAAGCAATTCGTAAAGAAATCAATCGATGAGGCTACCCCGCAATTCAATATCGACATTCAAGAAATCGGGTTTAATTCCCTTACCTTAAAAATTAGCAAATGATAACTCTCGTTGAACCTTCAATCGACTACCTCCCAGCATTCAACCGAATCAACTACACGATAAGCAGCACGAACGCAAATCAGTCGGGCTTCAAATATGTGGTGCAAGTTTACAACGATGCGGATGAGTTAATCACTCAAGCCTTTTATGATTCACCCGCCAACCCTTCGGAACCCATAGAGTTTGACGTGTCTAAATTCGTTTCGGTAAACTTCAACTATCAAACGGGATTTTATCAAGTAGCTACCTCGGCAAGTAATACCAATACAATCAAAGGATACTATCTCAAATGTTACGAGTATTATGAGGTCGGTGGAGTCTTTATTATCGTGGAGGCTTCCGAGGTTATCAGCGAGACCAAGTATGCCTTGGCTATCTCTTTGCCTTTGCTCGAGCTAGACAATTGGTATGCGGACGTTAACAAATACACGGGCGCAAGTAATAGCGAATATAAGCCTTTGACCGATTGGTCTACAATTAAAGTTAGGGAGACCGATGCTCAAATCTTTGCCTTTATCAATACGGGGCTTTTGACAAATGTGGAGCTTTTGGTTACTGATACTGCGGGCACACCTTCTCAATACTTTATCACCCCATCGCCAGCGGCAAACCCTAGCGTGACATTTGTAAGGGTGACCCCAATGGATTACGATCCAAACGTGGCATCGATTGAACTCTTTGCCAATTGGAATAATGGGAGTGCAAGGCGTGCAAAGTTTGCGACAATATTCACCCAAGGATGCGGACGATTTGACCCGATGCGATTGGCCTACCTCAACAAGTACGGAACCTATGACTTCTTTAATTTTGACCTAGTAAGCAAGACCACATTTGACGTGGAGCGCAAAGGATACGAGCGCAATTATAGCGGGAGCATTTACGAGGGGAACGGGGTAGTGGTTAAAAATATTAATCCCGTTTATTACACGAAGGAAACGCAAAAGTGGAAGGTGATAAGTGACTATTTGAACGATGAACAGGCCGAGACCTTGCGAGAGCTTTACTCTTCGCCCCTAGTTTACATGAACTTGGTAAACGATAATTATATCAACTTCTCTTGGATACCCGTAAAGCCTACCGCGACCTCCTACGAGGTTAAAAGAACGGCAATAGATAAAGTATTCAATATAGAATTAGACCTCGAATTTGGGCTTATAAACCCCCGACAAGTAATATGAGCGCAAGACTATTTATAGAGGGCTACGAAGCCGATACACTTGGGGACATCGACGTTGAATTCACCTTTTCAGTTGCTGATATTACCGACATTGAGAGGAGAAATACTTCCTTTTCAAAGACTTTAACACTACCAAGCACGGGAAGGAATCAGCAAATCTTTGGTAACATCTTCGATATCTCGGTAGCGAATGACGTATTGCCAAACGTTCCGAACGTATTGCAGAACTTCAACCCAGCGAGGCAAGCAAAGGCGCAAATCTTTCTCGATAACGTCAAGATATTTGATGGCGTTTTGAGGCTCTCTAAGATTAACAACCTCGAGGGGGACATAGTGTATGAGGTAAACGTTTTCGGTCGCTTACGGGACATCCTAGATGCCTTGGGAGACAAGACTCTTGCACAACTTCCCTTCGATGATTACCACCACCTTTGGACTAGGGAAAATATTGAGGATTCGTGGGATAGATTTGAATGGGTTGAGGGTGGCGATAACTATGTTTACCCTTTGGTAGATTACGGGTACGGGGTACTTGATGGAGGAGTTAAAGTATACCCCATCAAAAACTTTAAACCAGCGGTATTTGTCACCGAGATACTAAAGCGCATATTTTCCGAGGCGGGCTTTTTAATTAAAGAGCCGAACTTCTTTGAATCTTTCTACTTCCGCAAGTTGCTTTTGGTAACGGCGGAGAAGAACATCACTCGAGAGGTCACCAAATTACTCGAGCAAACTACCAACGTTTTCTTTGATGATATAACCGATACCCCTTCCTTTGAGCATATCTTGACTTTTTTAAACGTGGAGAGCGAAGGCTTTGACGTAACGGGGGGCGATACCTTTACTTGGACAAGAACGCAGCCTTTGAACACGGGTGCCACATTCAATGCGAGAATATCCTTTGAGGCTCTTGGGGCTCCAACAAATAACACTTGGACGATTCAAATCACACGGGATGGAGTTCCCGTTTTATCCGATAACGTGGTAGTTGAGTTGAACTCGGTCGGTGCCTTATTCAATTGGGATGTCGAGATCGCTGGAGGTATTTCCCTAGCTTTAAACCAAGACTTTCAAGTCAAGTTGGTAGGCCAAGCAAACACGGGCTTTGATTTAAATACGAAAGTAATCATTCAGCAATTGGGAGTATTTGCTATCGGTAACACAGTCCCCACGGCGGTCGAGTTGGAAGAGGGCGATGAGATGCAAATCGGCTACACCTTGCCAAAGTCAATGAAGCAAAGGGATTTCTTGAAGTCAATCATTTCGATGTATAATTTATACATTACCCAAGACCGCTTGCAATCCAACGTTCTCGAGATAGTACCTTACAACGAGTTTTTCAAAGCGTTTAAAAATGAGGCTTTAGATTGGAGCGATAAGTTTGACCAAAGCCAAGAGATAACGATAACACCTTTGAGCGAATTGAGTGCGAAGGAGTACCGCCTTTTGTTTGACGATGACCAAGATTACTGGAGTACGTTTTACAAGACCAAGTTTAATAAGGTCTACGGGGAAAGCCGAGAGGTGGTGCCGAATGACTTTGTACTTGAGACTAAATCGGTCAAGGTAATATTTGGCGCACCCGTAATGAGAGAGGAAGAGCCTGGCCAAATCATGGTGCATTTATACAAGTTGGAAAACAATGTCAAGGTACCCGATAACTTCAAGCCCCGCATCGTTTACTTCGCCCCAAATCAAACCACTTTGACGCCTTGGCAAATTGACTACGAAGGCGGGAACGCTACTTATACAACGCTACCTTATGCGGGTCACTTGGATAACCCAATTGAACCCTCCACGGATGTACTATTTAGCTACCCCGAGGAGGTGTATTTTTCAACGGGTGTTTATCCTCAGAACACAAACTTGTATACCACATATTATAAGCAATTGATTGACTCGATAGGGGATAGAAATAGCCGCCTCTTGGAGGGGTATTTTTACCTAACGCCAACGGACATTTCTAACCTCGATTTTCGCAAGATTATCAAGGTAGGAAACCACTTCTTTCAATTGCAAAAGGTGGACAAGTACAACCCCATTGCAAACGGGTTAAGTTACGTTTCTTTATTCAAGATTTTGGGAGAATTGGAGCCGCAAGATTTCGATTACATCCTCTTGGAAAACGATGCGTTTATGTTACAAGAAAACGGGGTTAGTAAGTTTTATATTTAAGGATTATGGCAGATAAGAGGATTAGTCAACTAGTTGATAGAGGTACCATTGAGAACAATGATGTGGTACCAATCGTGGTAAGTGGCGCAAGCACCACAAACAAGGCAACGATTTCAAGCATTCAAACCTTCATGCAAGGCAACCTCGATTTAGGGGTTACCTCGGTAGGTTTGACAATGCCTTCGGCCTTTGTGGTAAGCAATAGCCCCGTGACAACGAGCGGGAATATATCGGTAACGGGTGCGGGAACTGTCTCCCAATACATCCGAGGCGATGGCTCTTTGGCGGACTTCCCTCAAGGCGGAGGCGGCGGTGGTTCCTCAGTTAATTATTACCTCAACGGATCGGTATCTCAAGGAACTATAGGGGGGATTGCTTATGTCGAAATGAATAAGACCCCTATTTTAGGAACGGGTACTGACTTCACAATCAATGCGGATGGGTATATCGCCTCTTTTATCACCGATGCTGGAGACCCCGCTTTGCTAGAAATACCCTCTGGAAATTGGAACTTTGAAACATACTTCCAAGCCTCAAGTGGAGGCGGAACCCCTACCTTTTACGTTGAATTATACAAGGTAAACTCGGGTGGAACGGCTACGCTAATTGCATCTAACTCGGGAACTCCCGAACTCATTGCATTTGGCACTACCACTACCCCATACTTTTCTACTTTAGCGGTACCCACTACCACGCTAACCTTAACGGATAGGCTTGCGCTTCGGTACTATGTAGCCCATGCGGGTCGCACGATTACCTTGCATACTGAAAACGCTACCCTTTGCCAAATCATCACCACCTTCACCACGGGCTTAACGGCTTTGAATGGCTTGACTGCTCAAGTGCAGAACTTCACCACGGGAACAAGTGGCACGGACTTCGGTATAAGCAGCACGGGCAGCACTCACACCTTCAACCTTCCAACTGCAAGCGCAACGAATAGAGGTGCTTTGAGTTCGGCTGATTGGACTACATTCAATAACAAGCAAGCAGCGGGGAACTATGTTACTTTAGACACCACGCAAACCATCACGGGGGAAAAGACTTTCACGGCTACAAATACAAATATTAACGGAAGCATAGTTTTAAAATCTGGTGCTTTGACGGGTTTGGTAGTTTCTTCTTATAGCCCTAACGCCCTTGAAATTGGTGCGACTATTTCGGGCACGATTTACTACTCTTCATTTGTTTTCCCAGCGGGGGCAAGGAGTTGGAATCTTCCTAACGCTTCAGGCACTATCGCCTTAACTTCAAACCTTGCAGCTTACCTTCCTTTGACAGGTGGTACATTAACAGGTGCTTTGAACGGGACTAGTGCTAGTTTTACCACAGAAGTATCTGCAAGAAATGGAGATATTTCAATAGGTTTAGATGCTACTTATTCTCTACCTTACATGGCTTTAGGTTTTGGCGGTAGGTCAAATTCTTCTAATAAGATATTTGCAGCAAGAGATTCTACTGATGGAATTTATATTCATGCAACAACTGGAAGGGGAATAAAATTTGAAGTAAATGCTGCATCTACACCAAGTTTAGAAATCGCCTCCACAGGAGCAGCGACCTTCAGCAGTAGCGTTACGGCTACGGGTGTAATTACCGCAAACGGGGGAGGCATTGACGGCACTCTTGGGAATGCAATTTTATTCGGTAACGCAGGTTTTCCAAACACACAAGCAAACAGAATAAGGTCATCAAATAGCGCAAGTGCTACGGGCAACCTTCTTGCACTTGAGGCAGGAAATGGCACAATTGGAAGTTACAACAATAACCAACTAGTGCTTAGAGGTGACGGCAACGTAGGCATCGGCACTGCTTCGCCTGAAAGCGGATGGAAGTTTGATGTGGCAGGAATAGCAACAATGGGAGGTACTTCAGGTAATGGAAGATTATATATTTCAACTGAAGGAACTACAAATGGGGCAACTTATTTACAGGCAAGAAATTTATCGGTAGCAACTCCTTTGCACTTCTTTTCTTCCGTAAATTATTTTCAATCAAACGTAGGCATCGGCACTGCTTCGCCAAGTACTCCTTTGCATACATTTGGCAGGGTTAGAAGTTCAAATACAAGTACTTCGGGAACAGGTGCTGCTTCAGGTGTTTTTGAATTAGGGGATTCATCCAATGGTATTTGGAGAGGTGATGCAAATAGTGTTTCAACGGCAGGCAACTTTACTAATATAGGCGGTTTTGATGGCATTGTTTTTTCATCATCAAACGCAAGTATTGGTAGTCAAACCGAACGAATGCGCATCACTTCGGGGGGGCAGGTAGGAATAAATACTGCTTCATTTGATTTTGGGGAAAAATTAGGTTTATATAGTACAACGTCTTATACCTTACAATCAAAAAGAACGGGAACTGGTAGCGAAGGTCACTTTGTATTTTCAAACGGAAACGGGGTTGTGGGTTCTATTTTTACAAATGGTTCAGCAACTTTCTACAACGCAACTTCTGATTATCGACTAAAAGAAGACCTACAAGAAATTAAAGGACTTGAAAAGGTTCAGGCTATCAAGGTATATGACTACAAATGGAAGTCAAGCGAAAGCCGAATGGATGGCGTACTCGCTCACGAACTTGCGGAGGTTTTGCCTTATGCTGTAACGGGAGAAAAAGACGAAGTTGACGAAAACGGAAATGACAAAATGCAAGCCGTTGACTATTCCAAAATAGTACCTATCCTTATCAAAGCAATACAAGAACAGCAGGAGCAAATCAAATCACTAACCGAACAAATCGATTCACTTAAAAACCAAATGCAATGAAAGTAACTTTAAACGAAGACCAAATCAAAGCCCTTGAGGCATGGGCAAATGAACTGCCCACCAAGTACGGGATGTCCTTCATCCAATTCCTAGCGCAACAAGTGCAGGAGCAGAACCCGAAGGAAGCAGAAAAAGAATAGTACAAATGGGGAATCAAATCGATTCCCCTAAATTTTAAAACTTACACCAATGGCTGAAAATACTATCATACTCGATGCGGACGTCAAACCCTTAAAGAAACAATTAAGGGAAGCCACGCTCGAACTACAAAACGCCCGTCAAACCTTTGGCGAACTAAGCACCGAAGCGGTAAACGCTGCTAAAAAGGTAGCGGGAATCCGTGATAGTATTGAAGATGCCAACGAGCAAGCTGGTTTATTTGACCCAGGGAAAAGGTTCCAAGCATTAACCACGGCGGCAAGTACGGCGGCGGGAGCGGTCGGTGCCGTACAAGGTGCGATGGGATTATTCGGTGCCGAGAGTGAGGACGTACAAAAGGCTTTGCTAAAGGTACAATCAGCGATGGCCTTGTCTCAAGGTCTTTCTCAATTATCTGATTTGGGAAAGGTTACGGATCAATTAAAGGCATCCTTTAAAGGGTTAATAACAACCACCGCACAAAAGACCGCAGCAACGGGAGCGGATACCGCAGCGACAACCGCAAATGCCGTAGCCAACAAAGGTCAAGCGGCGGCCACAAATGCCTCATCGATGGCAAGCAAAGCGGCGGCAATATCTTTGAAGGTCTTGCGTGGTGCTTTGATTGGTTTGGGTATTCCCGCTTTGATTATTGGATTGATTGCCTTGGTGCAAAACTTTGATAAAATTAAGACAGTTGTATTAAACTTCCTTCCAGGACTTGGTCAATTAGCCTCCTTCTTTGGCAACCTAGTTACAAAGGTGACCGACTTCGTAGGCGTTACAAGCCAAGCAAATAGAGAGCTTGAGAAGTTGGCAAAGACAACAAGCCGAAGCAATGAGGACATCACGGCAAGGATTAACTTGCTAACCGCTCAAGGTGGTAAGGAGAAAGAAATCTTTGAACTCAAGAAGCAACAAAGCAACAACGAGTTGAACCTCTTGCGTGCTAACTTAAAAACCAAAGGCACCTTAACCGATGAAGAGGCAAAGCAATTCCGTGACCTAAAAAATCAGCAATTGGTTGACCAAGCCGAATTCGATAAAAAGCAAGCCGATGATGCCAAGGCGGCGGAGGAAAAGAAAGCGAGCGAAGCCAAGGCGGGAGCGGAGAAAGCAAAGGCGCAACAAGAGAAGGTAAACGCTCAAAAGTTGGAAGCTCAAAAGATTTTGCAAGATGCTCAAAACTCCTTGCTTACCGAGAGAGAGCAAGAGGCGGCCGCAATCGAGGCAACCTTCCAAGAGCAAAGCAAGAAATTGAAAGAGGCGGGTATTAAAAGCGATGGGTCTTTGGAGGAGGTAAGGAGAAGAGCCCTTGCGGATTTGGATAAGAAATATAACGATGAGAAGGCGGCAAAAGATGCGGCATTCCAAGAGCGGTTAAATGAAATCATAACCGAGACAAGGTTGGCGGGCATCAAGGACGAGAACGAAAGAGCGAGGGCGGAGTTACTTGTTGAGCAAAACCAAAGGCTTGCGGATTTGGCGGCCGATACCACCTTGGAGGAAGACCAAAGGCTTGCTTTAAAATCTCAGCTACTTATTAGGAACAAGCAAGAGCTAGACCTTTTGCAACAAGGCATTAATGAGGCCGAGGCGGAGAAGGAACTCGAGGCACTTGACAAAGAGATTGAAAAGGCGGATATCAGTTTGCAAATGGAAAAGGATTTATTAGATAAAAAGGATGCACTTACAAAGGAGCTATTTCTTAAGGGTGACATTGACGAGAAAAAGTATAACGAGCAAGTTGCAGAGAATACCCAAGCGAGAATTGATTTGGCACAAAAGGAAGCCGATGCAAAAAGTGCCTTACTCCAATCCGTTTCTCAGTCTCTAAATGTGGCGGCGGATTTATTAGGTAAGGACACGAAGGCGGGCAAGGCTTTGGGAGTTGCGAGCGCAACGATTAACACTTTCCAAGGTATCTCTGCGGGTGTAAAATTGGGCTACCCCGCTGCGATTCCAGCGGTTGCAATGGCTGCTGCCACGGGCTTTGCTGCGGTTAGAAATATATTGGCGGTGAAGGTACCAGGTGGAGGGGGTGGAGCATCCGCACCTTCAATGGCCACGGCTGCACCTTCAACGATGCCAGCGGTTCCCACTTTGGGAAGTAGCCCCGTGACGGCTTTGGGTACCATGATGTCAAACCAACCACCACTCAAAGCTTATGTTGTCGAGAGCGAAGTGACAAGCACCCAAAAGCGGGTTGCGGATATTGAACGAAGAGCGGGTTTCTAATACTTAAAGACATGGAAGAAAAAATACCATTATATAAAATGCTTATCTCCGATGATATTGACGGGGAGGAGGAAGTTGACTTTGTGGCCTTGGTGGAAAGCCCTGCTATTCAGCGCAACTTTCTTGCCTTTGCGGAGCATACTCAAGAAGAAGGCGGAACAAAGCTAATCTTTGCCGTACAAGACGAGGAGCAAAAGATTGTCTCTGGCCCGCTTATGATTGCCGACTTGCCTATATACCGAAGAGATGAGGAGGGCGAATATTATGTGATGTTCACCAAAGACCAAATCAAGAAAATCGTGCAGCGGTTTTTTAAGAAGGGGTACCAAGCAAAGGTCAACATCGAACACGGCAAGCCAGCGCAAGGGGTGTATATGTTTGAATCGTATATTATCGACCGAGAGCGGGGAGTGAATCCTCCGAAGGGTTTTGAGGACGTTGCAAATGGCTCTTGGTTCGGTTCCTTCAAAGTAGAAAATGAGGGGCTTTGGAAGAAGGTAAAGGATGGCACGTTTAAAGGCTTCTCGGTGGAGGGTTTATTCAAGTACGAAAAGACGGGCGAGGTGATGACCAAGGAAGAGGAGACGATGGCGGCTATCTTCAAAATCCTTTCTCAAATTGAACAAAAATAACTTATCAAATACTTACAATTATGAACGCAAAAGAAGCACTCACACAAATTAAGAGCTTGCTATTTTCAGAGCAAGAAGCAAAGGCGGCCTTCGCTATGGTTGAAGGTGCCTTGGTTGATGGTACTAAGGTATCATACGACCTAGAGACTTCCGAAATCTTCGTTATCGGAGAGGACGGCGAAGCAATCCCTGCACCTGTTGGCGAGCATCAACTAACTACGGGCGAGATTGTAGTGGTAACCGAAGCGGGTAAAATTGCCGAGGTTAAAGAAGGCGAAGCACCAAAGGTGGAAATCGAAATCGAAGCCGCAGAGGTTGAGGTTGCGGTGGAAGAGCCAAAGAAAGATGAGGTCATGGCCAAGTTTGAAGAGGTCATGGGGGCACTTGAAAAGAAGGTTGAAGAACTTTCTGCCAAGGTTAAAGCAATGGAAGAGAAAGCCGAAGATGTGAAGGAAGCCGTTAAGCTATCCGCTCAAGTAATCGAATCTCTTGCAAAGGAGCCAAGCGATAAGGCCATCACTGCGCCTAATCAGTTTGCAAAGCAAATCAAAGTAGAAAAAAACGAAAGGTATAATAGCCTTCAGAAAGCATTCCAATCACTAAAAAAATAAAAAACAATGGCACTAGATTTATCAGGACTAGCTAACTATGTAAAAGAGAACGAATTGCAGTTGACTTCTGCTGCTATCTTCTCAGCAAAAACCGCTTCTTTGATCGAAGCGCAAGGAAACGTTCAAGTGGGTATCAAATCCGCTGAGACTATCAACGTAATGACTACCGATGCGGTATTCCAAGCGGGAGGTACTTGCGGTTTCAACTCAAGCGGAACCACTACCATCACTCAGCGCACGTTGACAGTTGGTAAAATCAAAATCCAAGAGAGCATTTGCCCTAAGACTTTCGAAGCAAAGTACACTCAAAAGGCATTGCGTGAGGGTTCAACTTACGATTACATGGCATATGGTGCTGAGTACTCTGCACAAAAAGTTGAGAGAATCGGAGCGGCTCTTGAGACTGCAATTTGGCAAGGTGACACCGCAAGCGGTAACGCTCAATTGAACAAGTTCATGGGTATCGGTACAATCATCAATGCGCTAGGTTATGGCGGAGCGGGTGACCCTATCCTTGGTAACATTTCTCAGTTGACTACTTTGACATCTGCGAACGTTATCGCTGCGGTTGATGATGTATTCATCGCCCTTCCAGCTGCTTTGCTTGACAAGTCAGACGTGGTTATCTTCTGTGGTAACGATACCTTCAGAGAGTACGTTATCGCTTTGAGAAATGACAACCTTTTCCACTACCCCGTTGACGCGGCTAACATGGAGCTAATCGTACCAGGTACTAACGTGAAGTTGATTGGTGTTAACGGCTTGAACGGAACCGATAGAATGTTCGGTCTTTCCATGAGCAACCTTTACTTAGGTACCGACCTTTTGAACGAGCAAGATCGTTTCGAATTGTTCTATGCGAAGGAAGCAGACGAGATGCGCTTCGTAGTAGAGTTCAAAATGGGTGTTCAGGTAGCATTCCCAGACGAAGTTGTGTTCTGGAAGTTGTACGTTGCACCATAAATAAATTAGGGGGAGAGGAGTGGCCTTCTCCCCTTTTTTCACATTCTAAAAAATAAAAAACTATGGCTTGCGCACTTACTCAAAATTATACCCTTGACTGCAAAGATTCAATCGGTGGCTTGAAGGAAGTATACTTTGCAGCCGTTGAAGATGTTGCTTCTTGGACAGGCACAAATGGTACTTATACTGGCGTCACTATGGACTCGGGAAAGTACTTTTGGAAATATGACCTAGTAAAAGAAAGCTCCAACTTTGCGGAAGCAGTGAATACAAACGTTCAAAACGGAACAGTATTTTACGCTCAAACTCTTGAGATTATCCTAAACAAACTTCAAGTAAATACACGCAACGAAATCCTTTTGCTTGCGAAAAATAACTTGGTTGCAATCGTTAAAGATAACAACGGAGCCCAATGGATTCTAGGCTTCTCAAATGGCCTTGACATCACGGGTGGCGGGTCTGCTACGGGTACCGCTTTCGGTGATCGTAACGGCTACACCTTGACCTTCACGGGTAACGAAAAAGAATTGGCGGGATTGTTCACAGGAACTCCTCCACTAGACTAATATTTGGTTTATAGGTTTGATGTGAAAGCACCTCCGATTGTGGAGGTGTTTTTTTTTGTGTACATCGAAACGAACTTTTGTATTTATAGTCATGATAGCAATACCACAAGGAGAAAATACTTCCATTTATATCACGCTAACCGACAAGAGAGAAACCACGAGCAACGTGTACATTTTTCTTTTCGAGCATGAGGTGACAAAGGAGGAGGTTACCTTGACCTTAACGGATACGAGCGAATATAAAGAGCGAGTTTCCGTCTTTGCAATTACCGAGGCTAATTTTGACGAAAGCACAATTGGCTTTTGGCGGTACTATGTGACCCAAACGGAGAGCGGTGCCGATGTTATTGCAACGGGTAAAATGGAACTTACCGCACCTAACCTAAGCACGGCTGGAGTGGTGAGAT